ACCAGACAGCGCCCAGATAGATGGCCCCTCATTCTCTCCACCGCCGACCCATACAAACGTATCTTGAGCGTTTATCAGCGAGTATGGAGCCATTACGCCTTTCTGAATAAACAGGCCAGTTCTTTGAAATGGAAAGTCAGCACCGCCTATATTCTGGAATGCTTCAATGGTTTGCGAACCTGAAATGAATAGTTGATTCTTGAAGACTATGGGAGCAACAGTGACATCAGGATCAGACTCAGCCGTTCCATAATCCAAAGCGTTCCAGCTTGTCCCGTCATTCGGAGCAGAACAGATAAACTTCTTTGTATCCGTAGTGCATACGAAGTAACTATCCACAAACACTACAAACTGTGGATTACCATTGGCAGTGAAATCAACATCCGTGATTTGAACTAGCGTATCAGTGACATGGTTGTAGATGTACCCATTACCACCAGGTACCATCACCATCAGTTGTGTGCCGTTGTCTGCCATTGATACACGCGCAGTACCAGCGATACTCCCAAGCTCATCTAATGAATACGATGCAACAGCAAGTACCACCGTTTCAACGATCTTGTATAGCTTGCCACCGTTCACCGCATATGCCACGCCTGACATTTCGTGCATACCACGGTTCTGATTTTGGATAGTCCCAGAAGTCACTAGCTGAACAATCCCTGGCGTACCGAATAGATTTTCTTGCGACAGCGCAGCAGTCTCACTGATATTCGGATACCAGTTCAAACACTCCTGCGCACTCAATGGGAGCGACGGACTGACATAAAACCCGTTGGTAATGGGAAGTGCTGGCATTAGTTAATACTCAATACAGCTCGGCTTACCGTGATGTTATTTGTTGCCGTAGAGTTCTGAACATAAATCTCAATGTAGTCATTGGTCGCCATTGATATCTGATACACAAGCGGAACTGCTAGGTGTTCACTATTGTTTATCTTTGATTCTATTCTGGAGCCAGCAATTGCAGCACCGTTCTTGTACAGATAGACCTGTATGTTCTGATTAGAGCCGCTGGCTGGGTCTAAGCTCAATGCTGCATTGATTGTCAGAATCTGAGTTGTTGCACCCGTGTAAGTGATCCGACCTGCTGTTGTACAAGTTGCGTTAGTAGACAGATCAACAGTCCACGTTCCAGCAACGAGAACAGGAGTAGCAGTGGACGCTATTACCGTCGCAGTAGAGTTGCCCTGCATATACACCTGACCACGCACCTGAGCCGCCGCTGGCGCGTTGGTGATGGTAATCGTGTCACTTGCCGATGCTAGAGTGATTCCAGTACCAGCGACCAGTGAGACAAAGGTCGGACTGAGTGCTGTGGTATTCAGCATCAACGGCGAGCCGGTGGCGTTGACAGTAAAGTTGTGAGCTACTGTAATTCCGTTCTCTGCTGACACGCTACACGCAATCCCTGCGCCGTTCTCAAGGTTGCGGATGTTGTTTACAGTGCCTGACACATCCAGCACCGGAATGCCGGTGACATTTCCATCCTGCACAATCGACCCAGTTACCCCAAGACCTGACAGGAAGTTTGCATAAGTGATTTGGTAGTTGTAGCCGGCATTGAAGAACCCCAGCGACGACCCAGCAGGGACTGATGTCTCTTCAATGAACTGGCTCTGTCTTACGCCATACGAACGGTCAACCATTTGTTGATGTCTCCAATCCGATTAGTCCGTTGGTTTCAGTAGCAATGCCAGTCTCGTCACCAGTGTAGAAGTGCGACGAATAACCGTATAGAGACTCTTCATTACCAGAACCAATCGGTAGTGTAGATGGTAGTCTGGTCGGAGTAATGATCTGACCGAGTTGACGCATTGCCTGCATACCTTCTCTAGCAGTCATCGCAAGTTCAGGAGTAACTACACCACCGTAATAGGGAACAGACTGAATCGCCATGTTGGCAATCAATCCAGTAATAGCGCCAGGCGGAACGGTAACGGAATCCGCTAACGTAGATACATTGGTATAACCAAGGTTGACGCCCTTGGCAGCGAGTGATGCCATGTAGTTGTTCATCGCAAAGATAAAGTCCTGATACTCGTCAGCTTCCAGTGGAGCCTCTGACGCTTGTACCAGAATCGCTTGCAATGATGCTTTCGCTACTTGGGCAACTGTTGCCATTATTCAAACCTCGGTTTAGCGGTCTTAGCCGCCTGCTTGAACGATTTGGCAGTAGGAGCACCAGCAGTGCTAGGCTTACGCATCTTCTCGCCAGAACCTGCTTTAATGCGCTTCTTTTTTGCTGCAATGTTTGAGTATAAACCTTTCATGTCACACCCTTGATTTGGCTGGACGACCACGTTTCTTTGCTTCAACTACCGGCTGTTGATCTTTAGGCTTCCAGCCAAGACTTGCAGCAGCTTCGTAACTGCTGATGTCCACTTTGACTTCTACACCACTTGGCTTAATCCAAATGCTTGTAATCACCATTTCTCCTTTGCAGCCCAGAAAGCCGCCGACATTTTGCCTTTGTCGATGTTTTTTTTATGCCGCGCCATAAATGACGCTCTGCGCTTGCGGTCTGATTCAGACTCGCCCTTTGTTGCCGGAGAGCCGCTGACACCTTGCTGGCCGAAACGGATCGTTTTGATCTCGTCGCCTACTTTGGCAACGACAACATGGGATTTTGTAGGATGGCTCGGAGTGCGCTTTGGCTTGTTGAAGCCTTCTACGCCCACTCTTTCTAATCGCGGGTCTTTCTTAGCCATCAAGTAAGTCTCCTGCCGTGATTATCATCAAACCCATAAGCACTAACTGCTTGAAGCCTGGCATTATGTGCAGCTTCAGGTGTGGGAAATGCGCCAAAGTTAATAGACTTTCCATCAACCATCAGCCTAGCTCGCCACTTGCCAGAGTCTTTTCTGTATGAAACACCGGCATAACCAGAAGTATTTGTAACGTGTTTCTTTTGATTCTTTAAGTTTATAGAGTGCTGCACGCTTCTGAGGTTCGACCACTTGTTGTTAAGGCCATCCCCGTCGATATGGTCTATTGTGTCCGGCTGCTCGCCTGTCATCCATATCCAGATGATTCTGTGCTCATAGACGTTTAAATTAAAAACGCCATGCTTGTAATATTTTTTGCCGCCATGCGCTATATGCACACGCTTTCCTTTTGCTTTTATTCCTTTTGTTGCTAGCGTTGCAACTCTATTCAGATCGCCAGTTGCAGGACTGTAATCAAAACACTTTCTAACCAATATTGGATCAATATGAATAGGCATGACATCTCTCCCAAAGATTCCCGATTAAGTTAATGCGCCTTTGTTTAGGTGGGAAGCCTAAACTCAAGGGGGTTATAAATCCCCGGCGCACTTACATCATACCACTGCCAATAACATCAAAGCTAACTTATTGATATTAAAGGAAACTATACTCCAAACCCCTGTCCAGCCATGCTTGGGTTGAAGCAAGCGTATGCCGGGAGCAAGTCGAAGCGGATTGACTGCGAGTTAGCGTTACCGTCACTGTACTTGCTGATACGGATGGACATACCGTCTTCGGTAGTCGCTACTGTGTCAGTCGAGTACAACTTAGGCAGCTTCACTGTCCCCAATCCGAACGCCTGCTTAGTGTAGAACAGGTTCGGTTGGTACAAAGTCGCACTAGCAGAAACGATTGTAATCACAGCGCCGTTAGCAGGTGCAGCAGTTACAGTGTTGTACTGACCACCGGCTTCGTAGATCGCTGGGCCAGCCACTACCAGAGTGCCTTCACCAGACGCGCCCAGAGTTACGTCAGCAGTTACAACACCAGTCCATGCTACGTTAGTGCCAGTAGCACTGACCATCGCTTGACGGGTTGACTGGTTCAGACGGTTGACGTTAGCAATCGTCACCAGTTCGCCTGCCTTCACAACCATGTTTGCTTGGAACGCAGTGACAGCCAGAGACTGGGTCATTGTGTCCTTTGCAGTGACGTAGGTTGCATCAGGTGCAGCACTCAGCGTACCGGCACGGTCTGCGCCAGAACTTGAAGTGAAGCTCGCCAGAGTAGTTGCGCTCAATGCACGAAGACCACCGAAGTTGGTGCTGATCTGGGCATTCTCCCACGCTGTACGAATCAGGCTGTCAACAGAGTTCAGACCTGACTGAGCACTTGCCAGGCCAGCTACCGTGAAGGGATTCATCAGGTAGTAACGGTCGGCGGCAGGGTTGATACCGATTGAGTCCATGAACGCACCAGCGCCAGCAACGTCAGACCAAGCATCTACTGCTGTGCCGTGAGTACCGTAGCGCAGTGAAGAGTTCTTCAGCATGAAGGCTGCGAAGTCAAGTTCAAGGTCAGTCACGATACGGCGAGCCATCGGCGCCAGAATGTCTTCAAGCTGATCAAGCTGAATCGCTTCTTCTAGGTTGCCCCAGTCGGTCGCAGCAGTGAAGTACTGCTGGACTGTACCAGTTGCCTTGCCAGCAATGATTGAGGATTTGGTAGAGGAAGAGATGTCACCGCCAGTGGTGCGGATAGTGTTGTAGTCATGCGGACGCTTGAAATCTACAGTGCTACCGCTTGAAGGATTGAACTTGTCGGACAGAAGCTGAGTGTCAACTGTCTTGGTGATTACCCGTGAGTTCTCGAAAGCATCAAGGAAGACCCGCGCTACTTTCCGAGTTACGTTACTACTGAGATTATTAGCCATTTTTATTCACCTATTCAAAAGTTGCGCCCCTTGGCCCCTTCGGTTTTGGTGCAATCCCAGTGGGTTGCGGTTGCCGAATAGGATTAGGGACATTGGTTAATCTTGGTTTCAGGGCAGCAGCTTTCGACTTGATGAGTGTCGCAATCCTTACAGCAGCTTGTGTTGGATGCATGTATCGCAGGTTGTCCAGTTCTTGGACGTTCTGCGATAGATACTTAGTGATCAGTGGCCCCTGGTCATCTTCTAAGATGTACTGCACCAGAGAGTCATCAATCCCGAAATTCCCAACAACAGCGCCAGCGGCTTGCAGTTCGTCTGGTCTAATCCCTAGCGTCTTTGCACGCTCAGAATAAGACTGGACTTTCTCTACCAATACCTCTTGCTGCTTTTGCGCGGCCTGCTCTGCTACAGCTCGTCGGTGTTGTTCAACCATCTGCTGTTGTGCATCGTAGGACGCCACGGATATCAACGCCTGTTCACGCTCCCGAACCTTTCGCCTGTATTCCTCATCGGTTACAGCGAACGGGTCTGGCATGTCAGGTATAAATGGCCGTGACCGAGTTTCAGTTTTCTGGAATTCTTCAAGCTGTTTTCGGAGTTGTTCGGTCTCACGCTCTTTTT